AATCATTGCTGGTCCTGGTGCAGGTACTCCTGAACCAGCTTTAGAATTGACTGCTGTGCTTATTGGAATAGATACAGCAACAAAGCGAAGTTTAACTTTCGCTTACCAGGAGAGTAGAGCAACTGTCTCTCCGGATCAGCCAAACGTTCCTGCTGGAATGTCAGATTCTTTCTTTAACTTGTTAACAGATTCAGGTTCACAAGAACCTGAGTTGGCTGATGTTATTGAATCAGAGGCAGATAATCCTCCTTATTCTCTGGCTCATTATCCTGGTACTGTTGGTAACGCTGTTAACTCAGTAATGGTCCAGTTTGGCGCTATTTCAGCGGCAGAAGTGGATGGACGTGTGGGCGGGTTTGTCGCACCATGCGGACTGATAGAGATTACAGTGAATGGCTTTGATACACTTGGCGATGCTATCGCTGTGGCTGCAATGCCAGAATTCGATATCCTTTTGCACGTGGCCCCTGGAGGCTACAAAGGTGTAGCATCTCTTCCTATGGGGCAGTGAATTGAAATGGCTTACAATTATGGTAAGACTTTTAGAAGGAATGGTAAGCTTGTACGTTACCGTTACACCAATAAAAAGAAGTCAACTAAAAAGTTGGTTGACGCAGCTAAGAGATCGTCTTCTAAGCGATCTCAAAAAAAAAGATGAGTTTTGACTCATTACTACCTTTGGAGTATTTTTTTAGCACTCAACCGAGGGCTAAACAAACATTTAGATCGGGTTTTCCAATCTGGAATATACCGATATGGTCTAAGGGATATACTCGTATTCGAGATCCCTGGTACGAGCGAAATCTCTATACTGATTTAGATCGGTCTTGGGACGAGGCTCAAATTTATGGTGAAGGAGTTTCTCCTTCTGAGGCTGGTTCGTTGCTTTGGCAAGGTGGTAAAGCAACTATTAAGAAGGGTGCTTGGAGAGCGTTTATTGGCCAACAAGCTCTTTTAGCGGGAATGTATTATTCTATGCGTTATTTAGAGGGAACGGATATTGTTAGAGAATCCGATCCTTATTCTCAGCCACAGTAATTATAGGCTGTGTATACATGGGTTTCTTTATGGAGAAACCATGTGAGAGGTGTAAGGTCGTCACTATTGTTGATGATGAGCACCGTATTTGTTACGACTGTTTTGTAGAGCTAGATCTAAAGGAGGCAGATGAATGAAACTCTATTGGCGTTTCAAGAAGGATGGAAAGTGGACTTGGAGACCTGTAAGTTCACATGAGTTCCCGTTGGAGGAACTAGGATGTCAATGACATCTTCTTACATCGCCCCTGGTGCGAAGCCATTCTGTGAAAACCGAGATACCTTTGTTTTCAAAGGAAATCGCAGGTTGGGGCGTATCTGTCGGCATTGCTGGCCTAACGATTGCGGGTGTTTTCTGTGATCGTTTGTTTTTACTGTCGTCGTAGAACGACATGTTTTTGTGAGCCCTGGTTAGAGTCATTGGGGTGGTATCGTCCACCTCCTCAGCTCACAATACAGACCACTTTTACTTTAAGTGGAGAAATTGAGCCCCCCCGTGAATGAAAGTGAAGGTGATTCGTTTGAATCAGTGGGGGTAGGATACGGAAGTATCTTTGACTGCCACCTCCGGTGGAAGGGTCAAGAAGATGGAATCCGTGTACATGTATTCGGAGTCCAAATCGATTTTAAGATGCTCTTCGTAGTAGGGGTGGAGTAGGGGGGAACTATTTTAGAGTCCACCCTAATCCCCTTAGATTATGGCGAAAATGCAACCTGCAGTTAGAGATTTGAGTTTTACGATACCAGCTGGAGCCGTTTCAGGCGATACTAGATCGTATATTGATACGGCTAAACAATTGTCGAAGGTTAATCGTCGATTGTATTCTCAAGGTCGTAACTATGCTTTTCAGGGTTTGACCTTTATTTGGAGAGCAGATGCTGCTGGCGCTCCAACAGATTTGGCTACCGTTACTTTTAGTGTAGCTACTGCGGGTAACACCTGGGTTACGCAGAATGCCCACGTTAAGGGTAAAGCCCTTTGGGATCAGATGAATCAACTCGTTTTAGAGGATAATCCATCGATCGAGGGCAAGTGGGCAGATTTTAAGATTCAATTGTCCAATGAACAAGTTCTTGCTAGGCAACTTGAATGTAGAGACGGACAAGGTGTATTGTACGTCGATGGCGAATGGACTCTTTCTAAGTACGTTATGCCTCAGCATGATGTAATCATTGCTGGTCCTGGTGCAGGTACTCCTGAACCAGCTTTAGAATTGACTGCTGTGCTTATTGGAATAGATACAGCAACAAAGCGAAGTTTAACTTTCGCTTACCAGGAGAGTAGAGCAACT